CCGAGCGCCAGCAGGCCGCACAGTTCGGTCCGACGTTCGACGGGTGTCATTCGGTCGGGTGGGAGCGCGTTGGGGCGTTTCATGACATGGGCCTTGGGTCAGTGGTCTCCTATGACCTCTACTCACCCGCATCGAAAACTGTCCCGGCCGATCCCGCAAAGGTTGAAGAATCGCGCGCCAGAACATAGCAAGAACACCGGCCAAGAAAGAAAGGGGATTCGTCATGGCTGGCAATTTGAAGAAGTTCGTGAACCCCCGGTTCATCAAGACCATCGATCTCGCTCTGATGAAGCCGTTACTGGCGCGACACGAAGGCAAGTACAAAAGCTTTTCCGTCGACCTGCTGGACCAGGAGGAAGGTGCCGCGCGCGAGGATCTGCAGACGCTGTTGACCGGTGCAGAGGAAAGCTATCCCGAAGGACTGCGCGGCGATCTGCACCGCATCGCGGAGCTGGGTGACGCACGTGGCCTTGAAATCATCCAGACGCAAGCGAAGCGTCAGGGCATCGATTTGTTCCCGGACATGAAGACCGGCGACGAGGACGCGCCCAACAAGGGGCACGAGCCAAAGCATATCGCCGTCCGGGTGTTTCTTGAGCATCCCGACCTTTTCGACGCGGCCGCCGACCACATGGCGATGCTCACCGCCGATCGCCTGCATGAGTATGCCGGGCGGGAACGCGGCGTCGCGATCGATCTGAAGGCGGAAAAGGTCGAGGCGTTCCGGGCGGCCGTCGCCGCGCTGTACCGTGACGCGTTTCTGGGCGATTACTGCCGGGTGGGGGACTACGAAGACGGTGACGAGATCAACTTCGTGGTCAGTCACGGCTCCATGGTCTCGACAATGCCGGTCGTCGAGGGCCAGCAGGAGCGGGTCATCAGCGTTCGGCAGATTGCCCATGCAGTGCTGCGCTATTCCGAGAACACCGGCATGCTCCGGCTCGCCCGGATCAGAAAAGCCCACCAACCGGAGATCGCCGAACTCTTCGCCGCGATCATCCTCGAGCGGCCCGGCTTTTTCGACGGTGATGATGCACAAGACCTCTATACGCTGCGACCGGTTGAACTCGCGGGCCCCGATTTCTCATTTGATCATGCTTACGATCCCATGATTGATCGTGTCATGATCATCGAGGCGGCGGCAGACCTGATGGTACCTGGCAAGAAGGGGTATCCGCGGGTGGCGCGCACGCTGCGGTCGCGCGACCTTGGCGGCGAAGCGCTTCGGCATTTTGGCGGCACACCGGTGGCGTTTGCAGGATCATGGCGCCTTGGGGAAATCGTCTTTCGGATCCTGTTCAAGGGCGATGGAAAGCGCCAACCGCAGGTGACTGTCAAGCTACGCCCGCCCGGCGTGGTGCAGTTCCGCCGTACCCAGCATGAGGCGCGGGTGATGACCCTGATCGAACGGAACGGGCTGACGAATGACCGAGACGATTTTGCAGTTATTGACGCGGCTGAGTGAGGCTGGCGACGACGCAATCTTTCCGGGTGAGCTCGCTGCACCCTTCTTTGGCCCGGTCTTTGACCGGCTGCTGGCGAAACGTGTCCTCGTCGAGCAGGCGCCACTCACCGATTGGGAGGTCTGCGATGCCTGCGAATGCGGTTTGCCCTTTCGGCCGATCCGGAAAGAGGGCGATGGATTTCGGGCTGAATGCCCGCTCGACCGCCGACAGGACATTGATCTCACGAAGGACGATATGCGCGTGTTTCGCATCGGCGCCGACGCGCTGGCATCCCTGATTGGCGCCGCTGCGGGATTTGGCGTTTCCCCAAAGCTGGCGGCGGAGAAGATCTGGCGGCTCGGCGATACGCCATCGGGGCGCGCAGTGTTTCTTGCGCTGGAGACTGCAGCCTTGACCGTCAACGGCATTGGCGCATCGTTGCGCCAGGCGGCGCAGGGCTCGTACATCACGATCCTCGCACCGAATTTGCCAGCGGAGGCTGCGCGACGACACTACGATGCGGGCGTTTATCTGATCAAAACCCTCGAGGTGATGAAGCCTGCCTCGAATGCCCTCGGCGCTGCAATTGATGATGCCGCACTGGTGCCGGTCCCGCTGGCGCCCGTGCTTCGCGTGCGAAGGGCAACGGCCGAGTTTCAATGGGATGGTCGCTCCGTCATTCTGTCGCGCCAGATATTTCCCGTGTTCGAGCGCCTGCTGGAAAAGGCGATGTCGCGCGATCAGGTCGCCTCCCAATTCCAGATCGAGGGTACGACAGCGCGCGAGGCCAAGGATCTGATCCGCGAGTTGCGCGACGCGTTCAAAGCTGCCGGACTCACCGATGCCGAGAGCAAGGCACTGATCGTCACCGTGCGCGGCCGGGGTTATCGGCTTGGCGTCGCCGCTGCCAATATCGTGATTGAAGGATAAACGAAGCACAGGTCACTGTTCATTGTGCGGCGGGATATTTCTCATTCTGAAAAGATAGTTGCGTTCGCGGACGTCGAGGTGCGCTGGTGGAAATCTTGAGAAGGTGTCAAAACGGCTTCGTGCTTGGGTCTCGGTTCAAGTATCAGCTGAAAAAGAAAAACAGATGATTGCGAATAAATGAGCAGAAAGAAGGTCCTCACGACGAGTGGCATCGTCAGCGAGTGTAGCAGCCGGGTAGCGAAATCTGGAAGTCACGCCCATAGTTTTGCGGTTCGCGGGAAGAAGTACTCGTTTTTTCTAGACGACCCTCTGCACCCGGTCATCGACGGCGACATGGTGCGGTTTTCATATCAAACGCGGACACTGCGAGGAGGCTCCAAGCGCCAGTATCACGCTGCCGACTTAGAAACTCTCGTGATTGATGCTCCAGCCGCCGCGATAGCCCAATCTGACGAAACTTGCATAGAGAGCGACGCGGGCACGATTTACATCGCCTCAAACGCCGATATGCCGGGGCTCTTGAAGATCGGCTATACTACGCGAGAAATTGGGACCCGGATTGCGGAACTTAGTGCCGCGACTGGCGTACCGAACCCGTTCAAGCTCGAATGGACGATGCCCGTCGAGCGTTCAGCCAAGGAGATTGAGGGCTTTGTGCACAGCAGTCTCAGGTCAAAACAGGCCGGAAAGGAGTTCTTTCGCCTCTCCCTCGAGGCGGCGCAGGACGCTTGCCAATCTGCTTATCTCGCTATCCATCCGGAGGGTGCGAAGCGCCTAAACGAAGGGCTCGCCGAACGAGCGGCAGAAATCGCCAGAGCGCGCGAAACCCGTGATGCCCGGCTTTTGGCTTGGAATGCCAAACAAGACGAAATGAAGCGTCAAAAAGCCTGGAAGCAAAGCGATGATGGTCGCTGGCGCCTACAGAAAAGCACCCATTGGCTCATTGAGGATTTCGATCCGTCTGTTGCCCGAGGCCAAACTCCGTTCCATCTCAGGCTCTTCGGTCGGCGCAATCCGGACTTTCTAGAACTAAAAATCAGCTTTGGCTCAGAATGGGTTACCCATGGTAACGACCGGGAGCAGGTGACGCAGTGGCGCATCAGCGCATTTGGTTGGCGACATGGCGAACCCTGCTCTGAAGAGCAACTTCGCGCCGACACATGGTCGGCGGCCTTGAAAAAAGCGATGGAGCTTGCCGCCGGGCATCCTGCCCGTAATCGTCGTATCACCGTTACCGTGCCAAATACAAATTTGCGCCACCCACGTCGCGATGCCGGGAGCGAGACGCCAGTTTCATCGGAGTTCATCACCGAAGCCCTTGATCGAATGGAACTCGTTCCGGAAGCCGAGAATGGTGCTTGCGCCCCAGCCGACTGGCAGTTGCCTTTGGGTAGGTAACCTGCCTCGTTGCGCAGGCGCAGAGCCCTCTCCAATTTCCGGCGTGCCAAATTCTCTTACTCGGTAGGCATTAGCGCCCGCCGGGACATATCGGCAGCCGTCGCTACTGACCGCACGGCTAGGTTGGTCTTAAGCCTGCCCACCAAACCCCCACCTTATTCCCACCCCGTTCCCACCTGCACACCGACCGTATCCGGCAGTTTCGGCTCATCAGAAACGATGACCGAGGCGCACAGCGATGCAGATCAAACTCTCCCCCGACGACATTGAGACCATCATCTCCGAGGCCGACTCCGCGGCCCGGCGGCTGCGGCGGCGGCTGGGTTTGCCCGCCTGCGATCGCGAGGATCTGGGGCAGGATCTTCTGATCGATCTTTTGCGCCGATTGCCAGCTTTTGATCCGGCACGCGGCAGCCTCGGCGCTTTTGCAGGTCTGGTCCTGCGCAACCAGTCCTCGCGGATCGCGATGCGCGATCACCGCCAGCGCCGTGCGCAGGGCGGCACGATGCTGTCGCTCGAGGTGCCGCTGGCCGGAACCCGCGAGCCGGTCGGCGACACGCTGACCGAGGATGACGGCCTTGCCGCGTGGCACGGCCAGACCTCCTGCGCAGCGGCCGTCACCGAACTTCACCTCGCCCTGCAGGCGGCGCTTGCGCGGCTCCCGGCCGAGGATCGCCGCTTCTGCGCGGCGCTGGCGCATCGTCCCGTCATCGCGCTGGCGACTGAGGGTTTCGGCAGCCGGTCCGCCCTCTATCGCCGCCTCGCCGATCTCCGCCACGTCCTCACCGCCCACGGTCTCGGTCCGGCGTGGGACGATCTGGCGGCAGCGTGAGTAGAGGGAAAAGGAGGAGATAATGTTCATGCAGACGACACCCATCACCACCGCCCGCGCCAGCCGACCGCTCGGGGAAATCGAGTTCTGTGCCTGGGTGGCTCAGGCCGTTCCCGGCGACCGGCTGGAATACCATCGGGGCTTTCTGGTGCTCGATACCTTTCCGGCGATCTCGCACCTGCCGGATGCGCAGCGCGTCGAACTGGCCAAGCTGGGAAGCCGCGCATTCTGGGCCGCCGAACAGGGCCTTGTGCACCTCGTGCAGAAGCGACTGGAAACCGACCGCTTCGCCTACATCGCTGTGGCGCGCCCCAAGCCGAAGGCCGCCACCGCATCGCTGTCCGCGCTGCTGCTCGACGCGCAGGCAGCATGACAACCCCCATCCAGACACCACCCACCGATCAAGGAGGCACAAATATGCCATTTCCCGACAACACCCCCACGCCGGACGATCTGCCAGCGCTCAGCGCGGCCGAGATCGCGGCCTTGCCGGTCGAACTGCTGGCCATCCTGCAGCACGAAATCGATGCGCGGCTCAAACGCGACAAGGCCGCAAAGGCCCGGCTCGATGCCGGTCTCGCGGTGCGCTACGCCGATCGCGCTGCCGAGGAGCGACGGGCCGCAGGCAAGGACACGGGCACGATCCGCTTCGATGACGGTGATTTCACCGTCGTGGCGGACCTGCCCAAGCGCGTGGATTGGGATCAGGACAAGCTCGCCGCGATGGTCGCGCAGATCCGCAAAGCCGGTGACAATCCCGCACAATATGTCGACATCGCCATCAAGGTGCCGGAGCGCAAATACGCCGCCTGGCCCGACAACATCCGCGAGCAGTTTGAACCTGCGCGCACCGTCCGGTCCGGCGCGCTGAAGGTCGAGATCGTCCCGCAGGAGGGTGATCAATGACCGCGCTCGGCCCCATTCACGCCCCTGACCAGGACCTGCCCGGCCTCATCGAACGCGCAGCGACCATGCTGTCGGGGGCCAGGACGGCTGCCGAGGTGCTGGAAGCCCGCGAAGCGGCTGGCCTCGCTTATGACATCGCAAAGCGTACCGCCCGGCTGCAAACCGCCAAATCTGCCCATGACGATCTGATCGCCGCCGCCCACCGTGCGCAGGCCGACGCGCTGGAAATCGAAGCGGCCGCCAAGCGTCGGCTGGCTGATGAGTACGACGCGGCACAGGCGCGTGGCGAGGTGAAGCGCAACGGTGGAAACCGGAGCAGTGTTGAAGACCACAACACTGCCTCAACCGCTGACCTTGGCCTGCGCCGGGACCAGATCCACGAAGCCCGTCAGCTGCGCGATGCCGAGACGAACGATCCGGGCATCGTGCGCCGCACGCTGGATGACCGGCTCGAACGCGGCGAGGAACCGAACCGCACTGCGATGCGCAAGATGGTCACGGATGCCGCCATGCGGGGAATGCGCCCGCAGCGCAGGCCCAGCCGTCGGAACCCGCTCTACGTGGCGCCGACGCCCGAACAGGTGGCCTGGCAGCATGTGACGGGCACGTTCCGCGCCTTTGCCGAATGGGCCACGGACCAAAATCTCGCGCTGGCCCGCGAGGGCATGCGCGAGGCGCAGGAGGCCCCGTTCCACGACCTCGATGCCAGAGCCATCGCCGATGGATCGACAGCTTTCACAACAATCAAGGAGTGGTTTGATGCTTGATAGCCAATCAGCGGCTTTTGCCGAACGCGTCTGGGATTACGCATCCCGTCTGGGCAACAACGCCCCCAGGATCGCCGATGAGATGATGGAGGCCGCTTTTCCGCTGACCTGCACGCAGGCGCGGCAGGAAGGGGCGCTGCGCATGCTGCGCACCGGGATCATTTCCGAGGTCAAGCGCATCCTGCGCAACCGGGAAGACGGGTTGGGCCAGGTGGATTTCGCAGAGGTTTGCGAGGCCTTCGTGCCATTGGTGAAGGACCTGCGCTCGAAATCCTACTTCGTCGAGAGCGCCGAGGAATACGTCGCCGTCCCCGACCTGATCGTCGAGCCCGACCTGCTCGATGACGCGCGGCGGTTCATGCGGCGCAAGGGCGTTGAGTGCCTCACCGAGGCCGACCGGCTGGATGCGCTGTTTGCGGCCGTGACCAGCAGTGATCCCGATGCAGCGCGGGCGCGCCAGGAGGTGCTGGCATGACCGGCGCACTCCCCATCATCACCGCCGACCAGCGGCTGGCGGAAACTCGCGGCATCAAGGGCGTGATTTTCGGCACCTCGGGGATCGGCAAGACATCGCTGCTCTGGACGCTGAAAAACTCGACCACGCTGTTCTTCGATCTCGAAGCCGGGGATCTGGCCATCGAGGGGCTGGCAATGGATGCCATTCGCCCGCGGACATGGGCGGAATGCCGGGATTTCGCGGTGTTCATCGGCGGACCCAACCCGGCGCTGCGGGCAGACCAGCCCTACAGCCAGGCGCACTTTGAGGCGGTCTGCGCGAAGTTCGGCGACCCGGCCGCGCTGGAAAAGTACGACACGGTATTCATCGACTCGATCACCGTGGCGGGGCGGCTGTGCTTTGGCTGGTGCAAAGGGCAGCCCGAGGCGTTCTCCGAGAAGACCGGCAAGCCCGATGTGCGCGGCGCGTATGGCCTGCATGGCCGCGAGATGATCGCCTGGCTCACGCATCTGCAGCACACGCGGGCGAAGAATGTCTGGTTTGTCGGCATCCTCGACCAGAAGCTCGACGACTTCAATCGCCCGGTTTTCCAGCCGCAGATCGACGGGTCCAAGACCGGGCTCGAGCTGCCAGGCATCGTCGATCAGGTCATCACCATGGCCGAGTTCAAGGCCGAGAATGGCACCCTGCAGCGCGGCTTTGTCTGCCAGACCCTGAACCCGTGGGGCTATCCCGCCAAGGACCGCTCCGGCCGGCTCGACATGCTCGAGGCGCCCCATCTCGGGCGGCTGATGGACAAGATCCGCGGCCCGTTGGTCCCCGAAGAGCGGCGGCTGACCTACCAGGCCCCCGAGCTTCCGGCGCCGCCAAAGGCGCAGGCCACCCCTTCCAACGACACCACCAACTGAAAGGACCTATTCCATGTCTCTCTGGAACGACTTCAACGACGCGCAAACCAACGCCAACGTCATCCCCAAGGGCACGCTGGCCAAGGTGCGCATGACGATCCGCCCGGGCGGGTTCGACGACCCCGCGCAGGGCTGGACCGGCGGCTATGCCAAGCGGGCCTCCACGGGCGCGGTCTATCTCGATGCCGAGTACACGGTACTCGAAGGACCCTATGCCAAGCGCAAGATCTGGTCGCTGATCGGGCTCTACAGCCCCAACGGCCCGAACTGGGCCAATATGGGCCGCAGCCTGGTGCGGGGCATGCTGAATTCATCGCGCGGAATTTCTGACAAGGACAACTCGGCGCAGGCGCAGGCCGCGCGGCGCATCAACGGGTTTGCCGATCTCGACGGGATCGAGTTCATCGCCCGGATCGATGTCGGCAAGGACTCGAGCGGGGAAGAGCGCAACGAGATCAAAAGCGCGGTCATGCCCGATCACCGCGACTATGCGCAGCTCATGGGTCATGGCG